TCTGTACTTTATATTTTTTTTGTCGTTTTTAATCAGGTTTTTGTAAAGTTTCTTGCTTTGTGATTCGAGTGCGCGCACAGCTTCGCCAACGGAAGATACGGCAAGGTTCCAAACTTCCCTACCGACTTGCTCTGCCAATACTCCGTGTAATTTAATTTCTACTAATTGATCGTTCATTTTACATACCTGTACACATCCATAAGTTTAGAGGAATAGAAAGCTCCGAAATCCTCAGTTGTGGGATATCTGTTCGCCGGGTGATGGTGAATTTGCCCATTACCCAAATAAATAGCCCAATGATCATAAGTTCTTACAACCCTAGACTTGAAAATAGAAAAACATAGTATGTCATTCTTTAAGAACTCATTCCTATTGCTAGGGTAAACTTTTTTAAATTTATTATTCACCTGCAGGACTTCTTCTATTAAATTAGGGAACCTTTCATTCCAGAGAGCGTTTCTGGCCTGAAATTTTTCCGGAATAAAGGTATCAATATTCAAGTTTTCCTTTAGGTAATCTTTAACTAATACAATACAGTCAGAAACACCCCATTTGAATTCTCTGCTAAGGTTGCTCACTCCGTTTCTTTTGTAGTCGAATAGATGGAAGGCATCAAATTGAGTATTGTATAATACATAATTAAGCTCGTGCTTTTTACTGTTTTCCTTGTCGGTCTGACTGAACTCCTGATTTTCGCTAGTGTGAGAATGGTAGGTAGCTTCTATCTTTCCGTATCGAGTAGCTCTTACATAGTCCCTAGGGTTGATGGTAAAAAACCCTTCCTTGCTTTCAGCTAAATTTCTGCATCGATGTACTTTAAGGTCGAACTTGTTTTTATTGGAAGTCAAAAGCCCGCAACATTCGTTTGGAGTTTCTTCCAAGGCGTGTGCTTTTATTTCTTCTCTGGTTTCTTTTGGTAACCTTCTCATCTTAACGTTTGGTCGAGTCTGGTGGCGTTTGGAAAACCTCCATACTGTAATTCTCCTTCTTTAAAATCTTTATTATCGCCTATTACAGCGCTCCCTCCACGCCCCCATCTTTTCCTGCAACCTTGCAGGGTTTTTGAGCACATATCAGCTATCCAATACTCGAAGTTTGGGGGCGCGTATTTCAAATGATGACTTGCCTTGTCGATCGTGCCGGGGATTTTTTCTCTAGCCACGAAATAATATTTAATATTGTTTTTTACTACGAAAACGTAATCTCCTTTTAAATAGCTTTTTCCAGAACTCCATTCACCCTTGCTCTTAAGGGTTCTAACTCCGAGTTTAGTTTTTATATTTTCATCTGACAAGGTAGCTACTGGGGGTGCGTCGTCTAGCAGAGAAAGTTCGCTGTCTCTTATTTCGCATTTAGCTAAAAGCCTGCTAGTTGTGCCGGGACCGGCTATTTTTTTATTTTCAGGGCCTGAAGTCACACTACTAACATACAAGAGGCAGGATTCACCCGATAAGTACGGATCATTAAATGTGAGTGTGTCACCTACCGCATATCCAAGCCCACCCGAAACCAAAGTGAAGGTTGGGATTCCCCCGCTGTCCGTAACTACAGAAAAAAGCGCACCCGTTCCGCTTCCAGTAGTGGATGCCTGTGCAAATGCTGAATGACTTTGGCTTGCCCCCCAAGCACCAGATGTTGCTGACTTCGACCAACCAGACGAAGTCACGGATGAATACATGATACTAAACGTTTCGCTTTCTTTTTGCTCGTAAAAACATCCACAACCCCTGTAGGTAAAACCGCATTTTTTAGACAAAATAACCCTTCTGGGAAGTTTTATGCCTTCTACGTCTATCAATGCGCTTAGCTCGTACTCTAAATTTATTTTGTTTTCGTTTGACTTTCTTTCTATATAGAAAATATCCCTTGGGAATTCAGCGTAAGGGTCGGGTTCATATTGATCTGGAAAATTAGATTCGTAAATACCTTGTTTTCCATCTATTTGACTAATGCTGGAGAAATTAGCTTGATCTAAATATTTGGCAAAAGTTCTGATCCTTGTTACTTTAGCTCCAACGATATCTCCGTATTTGTGTATAGCTCTCCTTAAGATAGACAAAGCTTGTATTCCTTCTTCTTTTTGTGCGGTCATTCTTAATACTGGAGTAGGTAACGTTCCTCTGGAGCTTATGTCGAACCCTTCCGCTTGAATTGGGGCAGGGAAATATGTTTTCCCTTGCCAGATTATTAAAGAATTGAATACTTTTATATTATTGTGAAATCTTAAAATATCTTTCTCTGATGAATCAGTGGAAAAATTTATTCCCACTTGCGATCCGTCGTCAACCAAACTAGATTGAATACCTTTGGTTGCTGTAGTCATATCTATCTCGAATAACTCTATTAAACTAGATGGGGTGAGGTTCGTAGCCTCGTACATCAGGGATTTAATTGACTTACGAGCTTGCTCTTTATCAAAAATATGATAGTCGTCAGGCATTATGTATTAACTTGAGCAAATTCTGTAGATATAGTATAGTTATTATAGAACTTAAATTCACTTCGCCAACCTTTACATACAAAAAGCTTTTTGTATCCTCCGATCTTAAGGTCATTGTGAGGTTCTGGCAGATCTTCGAAGACGAACGATTCAACGCTTTTTCTGCTCTTTAAAAAGTGATTTATTGCTTTAGTTTCTTTGATATCTCTTAGTTCAAAAGCTAAGGATATCGTGATTAGATCGTTAAATATACCATCTTGAAATCTTTGCTCGTATCCGTTTCCGAAAACGATATTATTTGTCCTTGGTTCGTGAGCTATTCCTATATTATAAGAAGGTTTCCAAATGAATTTAGGTTTAATCTTTTCTCCGATTCTCGTGATTCCGCCCCACGCAATCGAATCGGGGGAAGGTTCGTAAACGTTATTGTTGGAGGTGCTGTAGTAATAATCGGCTTTTTTGGGTATTTGAGAAGAGGTAAAACGCTCGAAAACGACAACTATATCGTCTTTTGCATATTTAGAAGTATTGTTTCCCTCGATTGGGTCACTCCATTCCGAAATATTGTATATACTGTTTTCGTCAGCCATTTTTCCTTATACCTTTTCAAAATATTACACTAAAAAGTGTAAATATATGTAATGCTGTCAAGAATAAGGAGAGAAGGACAAAGGTTAACGGTTAATGGGACTGGAGTAAACGCTATACAAAGTTTATCTTTCGGGTATCAATCTACTGCGCAACCAATCACCCCCCTTGGTCTGTCTCAAGTCGTTTATGCTCCAAGCGCGCCCCAAACAGCCACAATTAACACTAATTCGTTACTGGTATATGATGATTTTTTCATAAATTTCACTGGAGAAATGCCTTTCAGCGGGCAGGTTGATTATAAGGATCAGAACGTAAAGTTCACCGAAGCTTACCTTTCTTCATATTCTTCCTCCTGCTCAATAGGGGAAATCCCGTCTATAGGTATGCAGGCTGACATTTTCGGGGAACTGGGGACGGGAAGTTTCTTTGATTTCGGAGCTACAACTCCTCATGATGAAGAATTAAAAATAGCTGGATATAACTCGATTGATATTAGCTTGGACGAATTCTCCTCGAACAGGGTAAATAGTTACTCCTTGGACATTGGCGTTCCCAGAACTCCTGTATATGCTTTTAATGACAGAACTCCCTCGGAGGTTGTGTCCAATTCTCCGCTATCCGTATCCTTAAATTTTAATATCGAACCTGATGATTATAAAATAAAGAACATGAGGTTCGTGCCAGAAGAAACCGTTTTTAGGAACGTTAGGGTCAGGGTTAATAAGAATAATTCAACCGAAAAAATTCAAGATTATCTTTTTAATAATCTTCTTTTGGTTTCGGAGCAATACAGCGCAGATAACAATGGCAATGTAGGAATACAAATGAGCCTACAAGGAACAATTTTGAGATAGGTGTAATTTGTAAGATGACTTCAATTCGTTACGACAAAATCCCCTTAATTCTGGAATACTACGGTAGGACAGAAAAGGTCTTGGCGTATGATTGCTCGTTAAACGAAGAGGCTACTCTTCAGCCTGTTTACTCCATAGGGAAACAGGGGATAGCCGAACAGACTCCTGCCGGAGCCAGAAAAGCTAGTCTTTCTTTTTCTTACACTCCGGTATTGACGGGAGAATCAACGGTGGGGAACGAATTCAATATAATAAACAGAGCCGCAAACAAACAAAAAACAACGAGAGGAAATCAAGCGGTAGAGGTAAAGAATGGAACTATTGCTGTAAGATTCGGAGGAATTAGCGGAGAAGGAATATTAGAATCTTATTCAGTTTCTCTTGAGCCTTACGCTCCGGTTACTTGCAATGTTAATTTTTTGTTACTCGGATCAGGGGAGAATGTTCCCGTAAGCGGAGAATTGGTATCGCAAGATCAATCACATAAACAGGCAGATTTAGCGTCCGATGTTGGCCATACGGCTTACTCTGACTTTATGGCGGGAGAATCTCCTGCCACTATAACTAGCGATAATCAAACGGGTATTCTGACTTCTGTAAATTATTCTATAAATTTTAATTACGAACCGGTTTACAAGCTGGGACAAGAATTTCCATCCACTTTTCTCTACCATTCAGCAAATGAACGAGCCGAGATAAGAGAAAATACTTTTGAGACAGGGATAGCGTTTACAGGCAAAGCAGAAGATTTTGATTTAGAAATAAAAAGCCTAGACAATAAAACAGCGATGAGGATAAGAATGACAAAACCGGTAGCAAAAGACTCCAAATTAAGTGTCTCCGCCGGAGAGATAGCAAACACCTCTAAAACACTTAATAGTTTTTACTAATGATTTTTGCCGCTAAAAATACAAAATTAAAACTTAATGAAGTTGATATCTTAGCTTCTCAATGTACGCTTGACGTCGCTACGTCTATCAGCCCTAGGTATGATGCCGGAGATAGGCATACGAGAACGTATTTTGCGGATAATGGATTAGGTTCAAGTCTTACGTTCACTCATTACCTTACGGGGGATTTAGATAAGATAAAAACTTTCATTTCGGAGCAGGGGGAGTTGATCGGCCCTGATAATCGCAGCAATGAGGGCCAGATTATATCAGGTAGTTTCGGAGGCTTGACTTTCACGAGTGGATATCTTGCGAGCTATACAATAAGGTTCGAACCAAATAGGCCTGTTACAGCTAATTCAACGGTAGTTTTTTATGATGATCTAGATGGCGAGTTCACCCAAAACATAGAACCCATCCAAGAGGAATCTATTCTCAACTGTAAAAACATAACTTTCGAAAATACATCAACAGAAGAGATGGGAGAGATTAATGATTTTATTTCGGCTTCTTATAACTACACCTCTGACATAACACCGGTGTACTTGGCGGGAAATACTGTTCCTGACAGGATATCTTTCGGAAGAAAGAATGTTGCAATGGGAATTCAAGTAGATAATCCCACAGGATATATGCATTACAACGGAATCACGGCGAACTTTAAGATAAATCTATTTAATCATGGAGGAACCGAAAGCATAGAAAACTTTTCGTGCTTCGGAACATTGCAATCCAGAGCGATACAGGCTAGAGCGGGAGATAGGGTAAATCATCAATTGGCCGTAATTTCACACAAACATCATGGATATTCTTTGGCGGAAATTTTTGGCATGACTCCAACCGTAAGACCCGATATCAACGAGGGGATTTATCCTCCTCCTAACTTAAATTAAAATGCCAATATTTTATCCAAATTCAGGTTTTTATATTAGCGGAGAAAATTTAAGCTCTGTAGTTAAGGTCAGATGGGGCGATGTAGACATAGGAAGGGAGAAACTTTTGCTAGATGGAACTTCTGGGATAAGTGGGGTAATACCTCCGAACGCTCAAACAGATACTGTTTATTTTGTAGAGTCTGACGGTACTGTTATTTCGTTAGGGGAACAACAAATAAGATTAAAAGAAGTGGATCAAATAACCGTAGGGTTGTTGAATGTAACTTCCGGAAACGCAAATGACATAGTACCTGTGACTGGAAAAAACTTTTATAGGGTAACTAATGTAAAGTTCGGAAACACTGAAGCTAATTTCTTCTTAAATTCTCCTAGCGAAATAGAAACTATTGTTCCTTTCGATGCCGAGTATGGTAATATAACAGTTTATTCTTCTACGAGGTCAGGAGAAGATGGCAACCCTTACAATAGCGGAGCATCTCCAAACAGTTTCACTACGCTGTCAGAAATAACTTCCATAAATCCAAATCAACAAATTTTTGGTGAAAGCATAACCATTTCAGGGAATAGTTTGAGTGCTGTTACGGGAGTTAAATTTCCTGACTCCAACATTATTAATCCCGCTTCTCAAGTCTCAAATAATTCCTTTGTTGTAGAAGTTCCTACCGGAAAAACTAGAGGAGCGTTAACGTTGCTTCTAGAGGGGGGGATATCCAAGACTCCGTCCAGTACGAATAATACATTCAGTCATATAGCTCTTATAGATAACGTGCCGTCGGTAGTAATTGGGGGCAATAAGATACTTTTACAAGGAAGAAATTTCCACACCGGACTTCTTTTTAGTCAGGGGGACAGTTTAGTGAAGGTAGACTTTAGCGGAGTAACTGTTTCCGACTTTAAGGTTATAGGCCCAACGTTTATCGAGGGCAAGGTTCCTTCGAGTTTAGAAACAGGTGAAACTTTATTGTCTCTTTTCGACGAAATAGGGGGGATATACCCCTCCGGTAAGACGATAACGATAAGTGGAAATTTGCCTGTTATAAATAAAGTGAGACCGGATTTTGGAATCACGGGAACTATTGTCGACATTGAGGGGAGAAATTTGATTGGAATAAAAAGTGTTACTTTGACCAGCGAAAAAGATTCAACTAACTTTGCAAAAATAACAGGATCAAGTATTACGGAATCTTCATTGAGAGATTTCACGCAGGTTGTTGTGCCTACGGGGTTGCAGTCTGGTTATAGCTCTGGAGAGGGTCGTTTCTCCTTAAGCGTAGAGGTTAGCGGTTCGTTTGGAGTTTCGAATAAGTTAAGTAGTGGATATTTAGTTTTAGGAAGACCTATTGTTGAGCAGGTTTCCGGAGGCGTTGTGGATACTCGTCAACCAAGAGAGGCTGGAGCTTTGTCCGGAATCAATTTGCTTCGAGAGTCTAAAGTGGAGCTGTTTGATTCTGTCGACGAAAGCAGTATGGGTTTCGTTTCAGTTAGAAATACTTTTATAAACGCAAGCGGGGATTATGAAAAAGTTTCGTTTCTTTTTCCAGAGTCTTTCTCTTCGACTGGGGTAAAGTTAAAAGTATCAAACTTGGGAGGAACAAGTAATTTCTCCGACTCAATCCCCGTTTTTAAAGAGCCGGAGATTTCAGGTTTCGCTCCTGCTTCTGGCGTAGCAGGTACATCTGTTTTGGTAAGCGGTTACTTTAGCGGACTGAAAGAAGACACAGTAAAGGTAGGGGCCGTTGACGTAAACAATTTAATTTTTAATGAAAATACTGGTTTGTCGTTCGATTTTCCTCCTAACGCTACATCTGACTTTATTAACGTAGAAACAAGCGGAGGGAAAGTTCAGTCTAAAACTAGATTTTCGTTGCAGCCCGACATCCCCATAATAACAGGATTAGATCCTGAGGCGAATTCGCCTTTGGATTATTCTGTTTTCTCCAAGAATCAAAAGATAGATATACTAGGAAGCAATCTTGGTTTGGTTAATCAGGTACTTTTCTATGATAAAAACGGATTTGATACTCTCTTGACCTCTCCGGACTTTTCATTTCGATCTTCCAATAAGATTTCTGTTTTTCTGAAAGACACAGCAGCTAGCGAAGATGTTAACAATTTATATTTAAGTGGTAACGGCGGAAAGATAAGGCTGCAGGACAGATTTTCTAGACGTATCACGGGCAGCCAACAGTTCAGAATAGCTGAATTTTCTGGGACCTCTAGTAGTTATGGCGCTTTTAGAGAGGAGTTATCTTTTAGCGGAAAGTTTTTCTCGGGGCTGAATGCGACATTTAAAGACGAAAGCGGGATTAATGTACCCGGAGAATATCAATCGACCACAGCTATTTCAAATACTGGATACGTTTTCAGCACGAAAGTACCAAGGGATATTGTTAGTTCGGAGGTCTTAATTTCGGGGAATAATAATAGATCTGTATTTACGACTACTGGCCAATTTTTTCCTCTGCCTACTGTTACTGGGGTTAGTGGGGTTAGTGATTTTTCTTTTGGGATTGGAGACAATTTTCAAGTCACAGGCGTAAATTCCTTCGGCGGTTTTCAATCGGGTGATGCGGTTGTGGGAATAACGGGAGACGGCGAGCATGCTTTCTTCGGCATTAATTCTTTTTCCAGAGCGATTGACTCTAGTGGGGAAAAGGTGTCAGTTTTTGATTTGAATGTGGGAGATAATTTCACTGGAAGCGGACAGCTATTCATTATGAGTCCTTGGGAGGACTATGGCTCAACGAACTTTAGTTTCCTTTCCTCTAAAACCAATGAAAATATCAATAAAATTTTAACCGATGATTTTTATACTGTTGTCTATCCCCAGCCTGTTATTACAGGTGTAGCGACAGGTAATAAATTCAATGAAAGAATATCTGGTTTTATAAGCGGGAATAACCTTTCTCCTGTTACTGGCGTGTTCTTTTCTGGTTCGGGAAGCGGAGTATTGCATGGGGCGTCAAGTTTTAAAGCTACATCTAATACTTTGTTGCAGTTTGCTCCGCCTTTTGGGGCTTACGGGGCGATAGGAGACGGGTCTACCGGTTCCGCTTTAACGGGTTCGGGGTATTTGGTTGTTAAATCTCCGCAAGGAAATGCGACAAGTGAGAATTCTTTTGGGCAAATAGAACTTATTCAGCCAATTTCTTTTGATAGTTTTAGTCCTCTGGAAGGTATAACCGGTTCAGATGTTTATTTGGTTGATAATCTTACCGCGGGTCTTGACGGGTCATTATTGCATACTTCTAAGGTTACTTTTGAAACCGTGGATCATACCGGAGAGGCCGATTTTGTTATTGACTCACGAGCAAGAGTTACCGCTACCGTTCCTCAGTTTTCGATAGCAGAAGGCCAAGACGCTTTGATAACCATTCATGGGGTTCTTACTGATAAAGTAACGTCGGCAAACGTTCTATCTTATTATCATCCCGATAACAATAGGTTTACGGTAGTTCATGATTCTCCGACAGTTCAGTTTAATGTTTTAAGCGGCAGAGCTGCTCCGTCGGTAGGGACAAGTAGGTCGGCGATATTTACAATAGTGGAAAACATAAACGGAATTGATTATTACGTTACAAAGATGATTAATCCAGACGGCAAGGAAGTCATCATTAATACTGAAACAACATAA